ATTTAAATAACTTTGAAAAAAAAGCTATTGATGCAAAATTTTATGCAACATCTGGTTTATTAAAAACAAAAGCAATAGAAGAAGCTAGATTAAATTTAATAACAGAAAATAAAGAAGTTGATGATGATACTTTTGTTAAACAAAGTTTATTACTACAACAATTAGGACCAATGTATTTATCTTCTTTTAAAAAAATTATGGAAGAAAGAATAAATGCAAATCCAGATTATGATGATGGTATTAAAAAACAATTAATTAAAGGATATAATCAAAAAGGTGCTGAATTTTTAGCAACTTCTATGGCTAATAATCAACCTAATAATTTTAAATTATCATTAAAACAAGGTATTTTTGATGATGTACCTGCTGGCGAATTATTAAAATTAGATGGTGTGGCTAATGAAAAAATTAAAGAACAAAAATTTAATATACTTTTAAAACCTTTAGATATTCCTTTTGATGCTGATCCAAGAGATTTTACTTTAGCAAATGAAGAAATTAAAAATAAAACTTTTGGAGGTAATAAAGAATTACAAAAAATTTTTCAAACTTTACTACCACAAGAAAAAATTGAATTTGAAAAAGAATATCAAAAAAAAGCAAAAGCAATTAGATCAGATAGAAATATGGCAATACTTACTCAAAGAGAAGTTGTTAAAGTTGAAACTGCAATAGAAAGTAAAGGTATTTTTGATAATATGGAAAAAAATAAAGCAACTTACAATAAAGATTTAGAAAGAATTTTTGGTGTTAATACAGATGCTGTTGAACAATTTAATGTTGTTAATCAAAAAGTAGCTGATGGATCTGCTAACAAACTATCTAATTTTGATAAAAATGATGATATTGTTAAACTTATTATTAATGATAAAATTAATACTATTACAGACAAGTTTTTACTAATAGGAGAAACTGGAGAAGCAAAAAGTATTTTAGAAAGAGTTGGACAAGATGTAAATATTGCTGATGTAAAATATTTAAATAATCTTCTTGGAATATCTAATGAACCAAATTTTAAACAAAACCATACAGAATTTTTTAAATTTATAGATAATTTTAAAGATCAAGTTGCTGGTAGTGTTGCGTTACAACCTTTAGATCCAGACAAAGATGCTAGATTAAATAAATTTAAATATGTAATGTACAATAGATATATAGATGGTTTAGAAAAAGGCATAAATTCAGATGAATTATTAAAAGCAACCAAAGGAAACAAAAACTTTATTGGTTATGATTTTTATACTTTTTTACCAGATGTAAATGATGTGTTTAAAGGTATTTTAAATGAAGTTAAAAAAAATATAAATAACACATCTATAAATAAATATGGTGAAAAAATATTATATGAAGATGATACTCCAGAAATTCCTTTAATGTCATTAAAAAAATCAAAAGAAAAAGAATTAGGTAGAAAACTTACAATAAAAGAATTTAGAGAACTTATAAAGGAAAAATAATGGCTTCATTAGCGGAAGAAATAAAACTTTTTGAAAAAGCTGGTTTTTCTAATACAGAAATTGAACAATATAAAAAAGAACAAATACAAGAATTAAGTTCTGCAGGATTTACTACTCAAGACATTGCAAAAGATTTGGGTTATAAAAAAATAAATTTAACTCCTATTAGACAGGCATGGCAAAATATTATTGATCTTGGCAAAGAAGAACACGAAAGTGTTTATTCAGAGTTAAAGCAATTAGAAGCTCAAAATGATGACACTCCTTTTATTCAGCAAAAAAAAGAAGATTTAGTAGGTAAAATATTTGAACCTGCAAAATATTGGCAAAGAGGTTGGGGTGCTGGTATTTATGATTTACATCAATCTTATGTTAATAATGAAAAAACACCAGAACTTTACACAACAGGTCAACCAGATGATACAGGTTTTATAGAAAGAAACATTACTAACATTGCAAGACTAATTAAAGATTTACCAGTTTATGCAGTACCTACTATTGCTGCTGGTATTGCTACTAGAAAACCAGATGCTAGTTTAGCGGCAGGTGCATTTACTGCTGGTTCTTTAAGGGAAACATATTTAAAAGCATTAGAAAATGATGAGGTAAATGGTTTTCAAGAATTTTTTGATATATGGACTAAAGAAGGTATTAAAGCTGGAGGAATAGAAGCGGCTCAAATTTATGCAGCTACTAAAGCTGGTGGTTTTGTTTCTGGTGGATTAAAAAAAACTATAGCACAAGCTGGTGCTTTTGAAGGAGTAGGTGCAATTCTTCATGGAGAAATGCCAGGTAAAGAACAATTAACAGATACTTTTTTTTTATTTGGTTTATTTAATTTTGGTAGCTCTGCAATAAAAAAATCTAAAAAAATTATAATTAAAAATGATAGAACAAAAACAGAATTAGCAGATGATATGATTATTAATAAACCTGTATTTGATGATGTTGCAAGTACAACAAATCAAAATCCTAGATACTATGGTGGAGATAAAAATATAATATTAAAACCAGATACATTTAAAGAAGGAATAAAGTTTAAAACAGAAGCTGAACAAAAAATAAATGATAACATTAGATTTACTGAACCAGAACCTATAGTAACCATACCAGAAAAAGCTAATGCTGTAAAAGATTCATTTGTTACTAATTCTATTGATAGATTGCATCCTATTAAACAACTAATATCTAAAGTTCAAAATACAAAAAATACTAAAGATGCTTTAAACTCTTATGAAGATTTTAGAAGTTTATTAGGTGTTGAAAATTTAGCTGGTACTTTTATAGAAGTGGGAACTCAAAATGCTAAATTAAAAACTAATGGAAAAGCATTTAAACAAGTATTAGAACCTTTATTAGATAAAGATTTTGCAGTTCCTTTTTTACCAGAAAAAATTTCTTTTAGTCAAAAAGCAAGAGATTTAAAAAATAGACAATTATATTCAGAATTTTCTAATTATGCTGTTTCTAAAAGAGTTGTAGAAAAAGAATCTCAAGGTATTCAAACTGGTTTTGATTTAAAAGCAGCTAAAGAACTTTCTAAAAATTCAGAGTTAATTAAAAAATATGACAAGACTCAAAAAGAATTAACATCTTATAATGAAAGAGTTGCAAGATATGCAAAAGATAAAGGTCTGTTAACTGAAGAAACATTTAGAGCTATGCTTGAATTAAATAAAGATTATATACCATTTGCTAGAGTTGCAGAATCTTCATTAAAAGATAAAGGTTTTATTCAAGGAGTGTCTAATCCTTTTAAAAGAATGGTTGGATCAAAAAAAGAAGTAATAGATCCTATAGCAACCACTTATACTAATACATTTAATATTATAAAAAAAGTAGAAAGAAATACTGCTTTAACAAATTTTTTTAATTTAGTTGAAGCTAATAAAAAATCTTTTCCAGATATTAATAAAAAAACAATAACCAAATCTACAAAATTAGAATTAAAAGAACTAGAAGATTTAGGAATAGATACTTCAAAAATTTCTAAAAAAGTTGCAGAAAATCTAAAAGTTTTTAGAAAAGAATTTGATAAAGTTGGAGAAGATTCAGTTGCTGTATATCGTAAAGGTAAATATGAAGTATGGGAAGTGGGAAAAGAATTAGCTGAAGCAATGAAAGATTTTAATCCAAGAGAAGCTAGTAATTTATTTTATGGGATTGCTAGACATCCTGCTAGCTGGTTAAGAGCTGGTGCTACTTTGGCTTTTGATTTTGTAGGAGCAAACTTTCTTAGAGATACAGTTCAAGCATCTATTTATAGTAAGTATGGTTTTTTTCCTGTTGTTAGTTCTATGAGAGGATTATTTGATATTATTGCTGGTAAAACAGGTTTAAATAAAAATTCTCAAAAATATTATGAATATTGGATTAAATCTGGTGGTATGCAATCTACTATGCTTTCAGTAGATAGAGCTATATTTGATAAACCTGCTTTTGATATTTTAAATAAAGGACCAATAAGAAATAAAGCAGAAAATCCTATAGAAATATTAAGAGTAATATCTGAAACTTTTGAAAATGCTACAAGACTTTCAGAATTTAGAAGAGCTTATGATGCTTCTATAAAAAAAGGATTAACACACGAACAAGCAATTAAAAGAGGTGGTTTTGAATCAAGAGATATAACTCTTGACTTTGGAAGAATGGGAGCAAAAATGAGAGGATTAAATCAAATTTCTGCTTTTTATAATGCTATGGTTCAAGGTTTTGCAAAAGTTTATGATACTGCAAAACAAAGACCAACAAGAGCAGCACTTACTATTGGCGGAGCTATTGTAGGACCAACTGCATTGTTTTGGTTTTTAGGAAAAGATGATCCAGCAATTCAAGCTCAACCAGAATGGGTTAAAAGAAATTATTGGTTAACAACAAGTGGTGAAGGTAAAAATAAAATTGTTCATAAAATTCCTGTACCTTTTGATGTTGGTGTTACATTTAAAGCATTAACTGAATCTTTTTTAGAATCAAATTTTAATAAAGATGAAAAAACTAAAAAAGAATTAGATGGTTGGTTTACTGATTATTTGTTTCAAGTAGGTAAAGGATTTATACCAACACCACAATTTGCTATGCCATTTATTGAAGGTGGATTTAATGTTAGCTGGTTTCAAGGTAGACCGCTAGTACCACATTACATAGAAAAAAACTTACCAAACAAAATGCAATACACTACTTATACTTCTCAATCTGCCAAGCTACTTGCTAATGGAATTTATAAATTAATAGGACACGATACTAAATTTAATAATCCAATATATATTGATAATTTTATTAGACATTGGAGTGGTACAATAGGAAGATACTTAACACAACTTTCTGATAATGCTTTAATTGAAAATGGTATTATTGAAGATCCTATTTTACCAACTCAACCTTTATCAAAGATGCCAGTTATAAGAGCCTTTACAGCTCAATATCCAGACGCTAACTCACAATACATAACAGATTTTTATGAAGAATATAATAAAATTAGTAAAATAATAAATGAAGTAGATGCTTTAGAAAAAGAAGGAAAAGTATTAGAATCTCAAGAATTATTAGATAGCATTAAAGGTAAGAATAGACTACAATTAATTCCTTATGCTGACGCTATTAAAGATCTTAATTTTATAATAAGAAACATATATAATAATAAAAAATGGAATAAAGATGAAAAGAGAGAGCTTATAGATGCTCATTATTTAGTTATGATTAGAACAGCTAAAAGAGCTTTAGATAATATGAATATAAAGGTTGATAACACAGATGAATAATAATATAGAGATAATAACATGACAGTATCTTCAACTACAGTAAAAAATTCCTACTCTGGCAATGGGAGTACAACCCAATTTGCATATGGTTTTAAAATATTTGCGGACTCAGACTTAATCGTAATTATTAGAACAGACAGCACAGGTGCTGAAACTGTTAAAACTTTAACTACACACTATA